TTGATGTCTACGGACTTGGCAAACTTGGTGAAGTTGAAGGACGTATCTTCACAGGCTGGCAAGTTATCGATGAAATCCCTCATGAGGCAAGACTTGAAAGATATGGCCTCGACTTTGGGTATACCAACGACCCAAGTGCGCTCGTGGCAATCTACTATTATAACGGGGGTTATATCCTCGATGAAATCCTCTTCCAAAAAGGACTCTCCAACAAGCAAATAGCCGATATCATACTCAATCAACCTAGAAAAGCCTTAGTGATAGCCGATAGTGCAGAGCCTAAGTCGATAGATGAGATTAGGAGCTATGGGATAACGATACAACCTACAACTAAGGGGCAGGGAAGCGTCGTACAGCGTATTCAAATGGCTCAAGACCAAGCCATTAGCTACACCAAGCGTTCAGTGAACCTACAGAAAGAATATAGAAACTACCTGTGGGAGGTGGACAAGGACGGCAGGGTGTTGAATGTCCCCGAACACACTTGGTCACACTCAATGGACGCATTTATGTATGGGCTAGTGTCTTGTGCCCCCATGATTCAAAGAAAGCAGATGTTCGACATGATGCCTCGATACGAGGCGAAAGCGAGAGTAAACCCTGGAGCATAGGTGGGGATAACGTATTGCAAAGGCAATATAATACACAACATGTACTCAATTTCTATTAAGTTGGGCGATACTGTGTTTGAAAGTAAAGGGGACTCGATGAGTGAATGTCTCTCGACCCTCCCTAAGCCAATCAAGATAAACTCAAAGGCGTCTGTCACCCTTACAAGAGGTGGGAAAGTACACACTTCGTTGTATATGCCAGCTCGTTTGCGTAAGGTGTGGTACAAGACCGCTCCAATGTACCTCGCTAAGCAGTTTGAATTACTTGTAGCATGAGACCTGACTACCTAACCGAACATCAGGGGATTGGTGGTCGTAAGATTGTTGAGATTGACACTCGCAAGGTTAGATACAAGGGTAAGCCATACCATCAACTCGACGGTTGGGAGAAGAAGAAGCTCGATAACGCGGAGTTCTTAAAGAGCCAAAAGAGAGACATGGTGCCCACTAAGATAATCTACCGATGAACCCTGACATATTTTCATACATAAAGAGCCAAGAAGCGTTGTATAAGCTCCCTGTACAGCTTAACGATAAGTGGAATTGGTCAATGAAAGACCACCTCGATAGGTCGTTTCAGTACATAAACTCACAGCTCTACTCAACTACTAAGACCGACCTCACCCCTGTTAAGAACATCACCCTACCTATCCTCAATCTTCAGCACCGGACAGAGGATATTGAGGCTAAGGAGGTGCAAATCTACGTTGACGACCCCGAGAAGTATCACCTCTCGTTCCTAGTGAAGAAGTACCACGATGACATCTTTGTTCAGGAGAACGACATGGATACGTTCTTCGATGACCTCAACATCTCCCGTATAGACTACGGTGCAGGATTATCTAAGCAGCTCGATAAACCCTGTCCCGAGGTAGTACCCCTCCAATCGATAGCCTTCTGCGACCAGACCGATATTCTTAGTGGGCCTATAGGTATTAAGCATTTCTACAGTCCTGACCAGCTCTTAGATATGGCAAAGGTTGGGTGGGGGTCTAAAGAGCATGGGGCTAACGCAACGATTGAGGAAACTATCTTGCTCTCTAGGGAGGAAAAGCAAGAGTCAAACGGCACTACAATAACCAAGACCCCAGGGAGGTACATCGAGGTGTATGAAGTGCACGGGAACCTCCCTAAAATCTATGCAGATAAGAACGCTGACCCACTTGAATACGAAACGAGAATGTTCATTGTGTGTTTCTATAAGGCAAAAGGCTCAATGACTGAGCAGGGTATTATCCTATTCACCGAACCCGAGACAAAAAGCCCATTTAAGTTAATTAAGCGCGACCCTATCTATGGGCGTGCTCTTGGTCGTGGGGGTGCAGAGGAGATATTTGATCCCCAGATATGGACTAACTACGACATGGTGCGGATTCAGCAGATGCTCGACTCGGCTTCTAAGACTATCCTCCAAACCACTGACCCGATGGTGGCTCAACGCAACAAGATTAACGACCTTGAGAATAACGAGATATTGACCCTTCAAGAGGGTACGACTATCTCACAGGTAGACACCTTCCCTCGTAACATGAAGCTGTTTGATAACTCGATGGTGATGTGGGAGAGCCAAGCACAGACGATGGGTGCCGCTAACGATGCCATTATGGGTAAAAGCCCTGCTGCGGGTAGCCCATTTGCCCTCCAAGAGCTTGTAGTGAACACGAATCAAGGCCTCCACACCTACCGAAGAATGCAGTACGCCAAGCACCTTGAGGAGATATACCGAGACTGGATAATCCCCCACATTCAAAAGAAAATCACTGAAGGAGCTAAGTTTCTCTCTGAATTGTCCCTCGAAGACCTCCAGTATGTTACCGATTGCGTCGTAACGGCTAAGGCAAACGAAAAGATAGTAAACATGGTGTTGGCAGGCGAAACCCCCACGAAGGAGCAGATAGACATATTCAAACAGCTAGTACGAGATGAGTTCAAGAAGAAGGGTAATAAGCACTTCATCGAGATTATTAAGGGCGAGTTCAAAGACGCTCCTCTTGCGGTTAAGGTAACGGTGGCAGGTAAGTCAACTGACTTGGCAGACCGAACCCAGAAGCTCGTTAACGTGTTTAGACAGATTATCGCCAACCCCGCAGTCCTCACCATTCCCCCGATAGGCAAGATATTTAACGACATCCTTGAGGCTTCAGGACTAGACCCTGCTGACTTCTCGGGGATTACGAAGGAGCAGATAGCCGCTACACAGCCTCAGGTTGCCCCAGAACAGCCCCAGATAAGCCCTATGCAACCACAAATGACCCCTACTACCTATGCCTAATATTCTTTCAATAATCGCAGACAATCCCGCCCTCCTTGAAGCCTTACGAGAGGTCATGGAGAGACAGTTCGAGGTGAAAAAGGAGGAATTGGGTCAGACAGACGCGGAGTTAGGTCAGATAGTCAGGGCGAGATTAGAGGGTAAACGTGCGTTAGCGGCGGCGGTCATTGAGATTATGAAATACAAGTCAGTAGCCCCCCGAGAGGTGGGGATAAACCCAGGTGCGTAACTTATAATTACACATATAACAACAAAACTATGAACAAAACCTTATCCATACCGATTCTCTTACTCGCATTCCTAGCGATTGCGTGTTTTGCGTACTTTAGTGTCCTCCCAGGACTCGCTCTTGGGTCGGCTCCTTCAGGTCTTCCAGCAAGCGTTGCTACCAGTACAACCGTAACTGCAACAGCAGGAGTAGCGAAATTACTCTTCGCTACCTCAACTAACTGTGCAGCTCGTTCAATAGGTACTCAAGTTGCTATAAACATCACTTTTTCTGACATTAATGGTCAAAGACCAACTAATGCTGATGGACACCCTCAAGCAGCATCTACGACTGTCGCATACGATGGTGGTCTGTATGGGTGCGGTGCGGTGTATGTGTTCCCGCTAGTAACAGGGGTTATTACAGGAACAGAATCAAGGTAATTATTAACTAACAAACACATTATGTCTTTAACACCGGCTAAGATGACCAACTCCCTCAAAGACCAGCTCCTCCAAGATGAGCGGGATTTGAAGGCGGAGCTTGAGGCAGTAGAGAAAGCAAAGGTGCGTGCAGTAAAGGGCAAAATTAACAAGAAGACTAAGTAATTATTATGAACAACAAAATTATTGTAGGTGCTCTGGTTATCTTGGCGGTAGTCGCAGGATACGCGGCTCTCCGCCCTCCGGTAGAGATAACCAAAGAGACAATTAAAGAGATTCAACAGCTCGGTGCTCAATCAGAAACCCTAACGGATGGTAACTGCTATTTATTCAATGGTCAGCACCGTTGCCCAGTCCGCACGACTTTGACCCAAGCAACTTCAACGGTGTGCTCATTTAGAAGCCCTAACGCAACTTCGACGCTTCAGACACAGGGAACGTTTGTGCAACTTGACCAAGGTACGTCAACGGCGTTGCAAATTACTTGGGCAAAGAGCACAAGCCAGTACGGTACGACTACGGGTGCAAGCCTTCTGTCATACAACACCCTGGCTTCGGCGCTAAAGGTACGCAACATGGCAACCACCTCGCTGTCAGGCGGTATCGCAGGAATCTTAGCAACGACTGGTAACGACCCTACGCTCACCGTAGCTCCGAATACGTTTGTGAACGTAGGATTTGCTGGTGGTGTCCCTGGTGTTGGTAACGGTACGGCTAACCAGTTCAACCTGACAGGTGTTTGTGCGGCAGAGTTTGTCTATTAAAAGATACGGTTATCGCTCCGTCCAAAAGTGAGCTAAAAAGGTTCTCACTCCTCAAAAGTGAATAACTCATCTCATTATGAATGAAACTAATGAATCAGAGGTAACTGACGTAGAAGAGACTGCAATAGTCGAGACTACCGAGGAACCCCAAGAAGAGACAGCAGAAGAACTCAAGGAGAAAATAAAGAAGCTCGAAATCGAGAAAGGTATAGCTCAACGTGAGCGAACCAAACTCGCCAAAGAGAAGGCTAAACTTGAGGCTGAACATTCAAAAGAAAGTAAAGTCACAGGCGAATTGGACAATGCAGACTACGCGCTCCTCGAGGTCAGAGGTATCATGGAAGGGGACTCACGGATAGACTTCATCAAAGAGAAAATGATTAAGTGGAATCTACCACTTAGAGAATTACTCAAAGACGAGGATATTCAGTCGAAACTCAAGAGCATGAAGATCGAGGGAGATGTGCGGGCTGCTACTCCAGGTTCTACTCGTCGTGCTGCGGCAACCACTTCGGATAACGAAGACTACTGGTACCAAAAGTACGAAGCAACGGGCAAACTACCGGAAGTTATGCCCCCAGGTATGGCTGAAAGGTTAGTTAATCGTAAGTACGCGCAAGCAGACCCACGACAAAACCCGTTCGAGTAAGAGCCGTTCGCTTGATTATTAATCAAGCACACTAGAATGGCTAATACCATCAAATATCAGGAAGAGTGGAAGGTGAAACTTCAAGAACGCTTGAAGAAGCCTACCAACTGGAAAGAGTGTTGCGACGTAATCTACTCTGATACCCAGGTCTATGTTCTCCCCTACGTTGGGACAGCATCGGAATCTGCTATACAGACTGGCCTTACACGCGGCAACACCTACACGTTCCAGGACATTACACAAACAACAGAGACTCTCACTATCGGCACGTTCGATATTCTCGCAGAGTTGCTTGACCGCGCTGACGAAGCACAGTCAAGCTACGCTAGCAGAATGGATCGCGCTGCCCTTCAGGGAGATAAGATCAACGAACGCCTAGAGACTATTTGGCTCACAGCAGCAGCTTCGGCTACGAACTTCGGTGATACAGGTGGCGGAGTTCTCGGACTCTCATCGACTGCAATCACTGTATCGGCTACGAACATCGACGACATCTGGCGCGGCGTCCTTGAGCAAATCTACAACGCCAACGGCTTTGTACAGCTTGCGCGCGACGGTGCATTTATCGTCTGGCGCCCTTCAGATTGGACGTTTGCTACGCAATACATGCAGGCAAACGGCTTCAATACTGCTGACGCAGCACTCAAGAACGGTGCAACTATCGGTATCGAGTACGGTGCTCCTAAGTTCGCTCACTATGTCTCGACCTCTCACTCGGCAGGTCACGTCATCGCTGGCGTGAAGAAAGTGATGAAGCTCGGCATCTTGAAATCTACTTACGGAAAGACCTACATCACTGAAGACCCAGCAGGTGCTTCAGGAGGCAACATCTCGGGCATCAGTGTGAACTCACGCCTTGACTACGGAACCAAGATTCCAGCAGTCGCGTCCACACTTTTGTTCGATGTGAACGTAACCTAGTTTCCATCTCTGCCTCTCTCTTCGAGGGGGGCAGGACATGAAAACTAAAACAATAGATTTAGGTGAACTCTCACTCCCTCGAGTAGTGATTGCTATAGGGTGTCAGGACACGGTTAAAGCTAAAACACTCAATACAATCGTCGGCACGATGCTTCACACCAAGAAAGCCCTTATAACAGGCTTCTTTATGAGACAGGGTGGAGATATCGTAAGCGCACGAGGGGCGGGAGTGGAGTTTGCTATCGAAAAGAAGGCAACCCACATCTTCTTTGTAGATAGCGACCAAGTCTTCCCTGAAGACACGCTCGACAGACTCTTGGCTCATAATAAGGAAATAACCACCGTAGAGTATTCGAGGAGAAAGCTACCACCCGAATCAGTTACCACTCCCCTTACCGAGCGTTCAGCAACAGATCTGTATAAGGCTCAAAACATCGGTGGAGGGTGCCTTTTAATAAAGCTCTCGGTCTTCGATAAGATAGCTCAACCTTGGTTCAATTTTGGTCGTAAGGGCACTAAAGTAGTGATTGGTGAGGATACTTGGTTCGCTAATACCGCGAGAGATGCGGGTATCGACAGTTGGATTGACCCCACGATTAAGTGCGGGCACGTTGGAGAGTTCGTTTATGAGCTAACGTAACCAACATGGTCTTCTCTGATACCAGTCTCAATCAAGGAATCGTGCAACAGACTCGCTCATTGATGCGTGTGGATGCTACTCAATGGCCTACGGCTAAGATAGTCGCTTCTGCTAACAACTGGCTAGATACAATCGCTGGGTACGCGATAGGTGCGGATAAACGATTTCAGTGGGACGACACAAACCACACCGCTTTACCTATCGGAACAACCAATCTCGTGGCAAATCAGTCGGATTATTCGTTTTTGACTGATGAGCAAGGAAATAACATTGTTACGTTAACAAGAATCGAGATAAAGAGTTCGGGAGGTGCTTACTCGGTACTCGACCTCATAGACCAGACAGACCTTGAAGATGCCATTGATACACTTCAAACAACGACAGGTTTACCGACTTGCTACGATAAAATCTCTGACAATATCATTCGTCTCTATCCTAAGCCCTCAACTTCGGTAACGGCAGGATTGAAGTTTTACTTCCAACGCACACCCTCGTACTTTGCGGCAACTGATACAACGAAACAACCTGGTGTCTCCCCATTACTTCATAGAGGATTTGTTATCGCCGCCGCCTACGACGGCGCTCTTACTCTAGGCCTTCCGAATCTCCAGCCACTTTCAGTCGAGATGCAGAAAGAAGAGAAGAAGATGAAGCAGTATTTCTCAGACAGGAATAATGACGATAAGAGCATCATGACTATGAAGCCCATTAACTTCCAATAACATGGCAGTCTTTAACAAATTCAATTGTTTCGTTGAAGACCTAGCCGAAAAGAAACACAATCTTGGTTCTGATACCCTCACCGTAGCCCTCTGTGCCTCATCAAACGCTCCTGTAGCGACGAATAGCGTGTTAACCGACCTTACCCAGATATCTTATACAGGACTCTCTACACGGGCAATTACGACCACCTCTTCAACCCAAACATCAGGGGTGTATAAACTGGTGTTACAAGATTTAATTTTAACCGCAAGCGCACAGGTAGCCGCTTTTAGATACATTGTTATCTATAACGATACGGCAGCAAACGATGAGTTAATCGGTTGGTATGACTACGGCACAAACAAGACACTCGGGGCAACAGATACGTTTACCATCGACTTCGATGGCACAAATGGTTTTCTCACGCTGACATAAAATGGCTCTTACAATAAATTATTTGATTGTTGCTGGTGGTGGCGGTGGTGGTTATGGGAATGGTACTACAGGAGGTGGTGGTGGTGGTGCAGGAGGTCTTTTATCTGGTTCGACAACAGTAACTCCGCAGACATATACCATCACTGTCGGTGGTGGTGGATTGCGTTCGGGTGGAAGTACGGGTGTGAGTGGTGCTAATTCATCTGCTTTTGGTCAAACAGCGATAGGTGGATATCGTGGCGCTCAAGCAGGAGAGAATGTAGACGGCGAAACTGGTGGTTCAGGTGGTGGTGGTAGCAGTAGCGGAGGGGCGAATGGAACTGTTGGTCAAGGCAACGACGGTGGTGCTGGCGTAGCAAATGCTAGTGGTGGCGGTGGTGGTGCAGGAGCCGTTGGTGCTGCTGGTTCAGGCACTACAGGTGGCAATGGTGGTGCAGGTACAGCTTCTACTATTTCAGGGGCATCGGTAACGTATGCTGGCGGTGGCGGTGGCGGTGCAAGTGCGACAGGTAGCACAGGTGGAGCTGGTGGTGGCGGCGCAGGAGGTGGGAACGATGTAGAGGGGATTACTGCTACTCAGAATAGAGGTTCGGGTGGAGGAGGAGGAGGAGCTTCTGGGAGTGGTGGGCGTGCAGGAGGTGATGGTTCTGACGGTATCATAATAATCTCGGCACCTGAAAATACCATTCCTGCTACAGCAGTAACTGGCGGTGTTAAAACTAATGTTGGAGGTAATGATATATGGACTTTTAATCAAAGTGGAACATGGAAAGTGTACGCACCAAGCGCAACGACAATGAGCACAAGTACTGCATCATGTGTTCTTACAGGTGTTGACGTAAAACTAAGCTCTTATGTTATCGCAAACGTAGCCAAGCCGAGTACCAGCTTCACTAACGTAGTCAAGCCTTCAACGACGATAACGAACGCAACCAAACCTACCACTACGTTTACTAACGTAAGTAAACCCAATCCATGAGCAAGATTATCGAACAGAAGATACACGACTTCTTTGGGGGAATAGCTGACGATATTCGTCATGGTAACGGCAATAGTTTTGGAATAACAAAGCACTTCGATATATTCTCCTCTCCCTCACGACTAACGCCCTATCGCTCATTAGAAACTGATACCCACGACGGTGCTTCTTCAATAGGAATGAAAGATTATTTGATAAGAGATTTTGTCTACGCATCTGCTTCAGCAAAACTATATGGACTAGGTCAAACGGGTGGTGGGCTTACAAAGATTGCATACAAAGCTGATGCGACTACGGGTAACTGGACGCTTCCAGCTTCTTCCGAGGGTAATGGAGCCGTGCAGTATGGGTGTTTAGTTGAGTTCAAGGACTATTTGTGGGGATTCCAAGGTACAAACCAAGTATTCAAATGGGGGGTTTTGTCGGGCACTCCCTCAATCACAAATACCGTAACGGGAACGCTCGGTGCGACTATCACTTCAGTTGCTCAAGGAGTCATAGCAAAGGACGACAACCTCTATCTCCCCTATAACAATAAAATCTGCCGTGTCTCTGCCGCAGGGACGCTCTCTGATGCCGTTCTAACTCTCCCTACGAACTTCAAGATAACCTCACTCACCAACTTTGGTAACTACCTTGCTATCGCCTGTGCCCCTATTTCAGTCTATAACGGTACTTCTAAGGTCTTTTTGTGGAACCTCACCTCAACCGAAGTACAAGAGAGTATTGACTGGGGAGAGGGTGAACTTCGAGTGCTTGAGAGCATTGAGGGTGTGTTGGTAGGGGTCACTGACCGTTATCTTAACAACGCTACCGGCGCAGGGCGTGGGTCAATGGTTATTAAAGTCTATTCGGGTGGCACGCCACAAGTGGTAAAGGAGATTTACACCAAAGCCCTTACGGGTAAATCCATACCTCTCTCAAAAGCAGTCCTAAACAATCGCCTCTTTTGGGCGGCAAAGGTAATGACCGACACCGCAGGTACTACTTATAACGAGGGTATATGGTCGTTCGGGAGAAAGAACGTCAACTACAACCAAACTATCACCCTCGACATCATCGACGAGAATATCGACACCGATGGCATACAGGGTTTTGGCAACGCCGCTAATTACTTCTTCATAGCCCACTCGGGAGATGGTTCGGTAGATAAAACTGACGATACCGCCGCCTATACCTTTACCAGTATCTATGAGAGCCAGATATTCGATGCAGGAGACGTAACGAGTGATAAAACACTTCTTTCTCTCGATGTGGCATTCGTCAAACTCACCTCGGGACAATCGGTAACAGCTAAATACCGCCTCGATGGGGCTACTTCGTGGACAACTATAGGTACTGCCTCAACGGTAGGAGATGTATTACATGCCTTTCTTAACATCGAAAGCACCGGAGATGCCTTTGCTTCAGGGAGAGAGTACGAGTTTCGCCTTGAGTCTACAGGAGGCGCGGAGATAACAGGCTTTGCTCCTAAGTTCATAATCCACGACACACCATGAACCCACAGATACAAGCACTACAAGAAGAAGTCGCTAAACTAAAACGTGATTTGAACGACCTTAACCAGCGTTTCTACGCCAATAACTTCCCTTCTAGGCAAGATTTCAATAAATACTGTGCGTTCAATACTACGTTAAAGGTTCCCCATTACTCTAGTGCGCCAAACACAGCAAACATCGGTGAAATAATCGAGGTGGGTGGAAAGCTCTATATAAGTACCGCTGTTAACACTTTTACCCTCGTGGGGAGTCAAACCTAACATGGTAAAATACAACTAATTTTATGGCTGTCTACAACGTACCAGTAAAGAGTTCCACAGGCCAGACAATCTATGTCTCTGGCGGTTCTCAAGCAGATGTCTCGAATGCAATATCTGCTGGTGGATACACTCCCCCACCAACCATCTATTTATCCCAACAGGGGTATAACTCAAAAGGGGAAAAAATCGGGGCAGAGCTGAACCAAACTTTCATGGGTAGTACCCAAGTGTCGGGGCCTATATCTTCAGCACAACTGGGTCAGCAATCAATTAGCCTCCCTTCAGGTGGTGGGACTACAGGTGGTACAGGAAGTGCGGGTATATCAAGTCTTCTTTCAAGTGCCCTACGCCCCCCCGCAGAGGCCTTGTTTGACGCAAAGACCAACAGTTACTCGATGCCTCAAAAGACAGAAGAGCAAGACCCTCAGACCTCGGAAGTGGCAAGACGGCTTCAGGAGTTGAAAACTCTCCAAGACGGCATACCCCAACAGGAGTCAGTCTTTCAGAACGAACAGTACCAACAGGCACAACAACAGAGACAACAGGCGATGCAGAGACAGAACCAAATCAGTGGACAGATAACCCAAATAGTTAACCAAGCACAAGCCAACGCTCTCTCGGTCACAGGTCAAGGCAGAGGTATCCCAGAGGCAATAATTGGCGGCCAGCAGGCTCAAATCTACAAAGAGGCTGCTATACAGGCTCTACCCCTACAAGCACAGCTAGCGGTCGCTCAAGGGGACGTAGAGCTTGCTACCGAGCACCTACAGAACATCACGCAGTTAGTCTCGGAGAATGTGCAAAATAACTACAAGTACAAGATGCAGCTCTATGAGTCAGTGAAAGACTTTGTCTCTAAAGAGCAAGCGACACGATTAAAGCAGTTGGAGACGCAGGAAAATAGGGCGTATGAAATGAGCACCTACAACATTAAGCGCGCCTATGACTTCGCCGACCAAGCACTTAAAACAGGACAGACAGGGGTGTTTAACTCCTTGATGAACGCGATAAAAGACCCCACCAATCCTAACTTCATGGACAGGGTAAATGCTGCTGCGGGGCAGATTGTGGCAGAAGGAAGTGGGGGACAATACACACCGAAGCAAATAACCGCCATTAACAAGATTAATGAGAATGTGTCTAAAAACTCGACCTATTCAAAGACTAGCTCGATGAGAAACTACGGAGACAACGTTATTGCGTCGCTCTCCCTCAATTCGGGAGTCGGGGACATAGCGGCAATCAACCAATTCCAAAAAGTGATTGACGAAGGGGCAGTAACGCGTGACCAAGATGTAAAACTCATACAAGGAGCACAGTCTCTCGCAAACACGTTACAGACGAAGATTGCCCGACTTCAAAGAGGAGAGCAGCTTTCACCACAGTTGAGAACCGAAATGCGTACTGCGGTAGAAAAGATGTATGCAAAACAGGTTGAGGCTTTAATGAAAGATCCATACATTTCAGCGAAGAACAGGGAAGCTGAACTGAATGGCATCACGATTGATGACACCATTCTAGGGGAGCTTGGTGGTTTTACCAGAACAGCAACACCCGAAACTCCTCAATCAGATGAGCAAGCGTTTGATGAGGTAGTAAATACAGGCTCAACTCAAGGTTATTTCTCGAGGTTGTGGAATTCGCTACTTGGAAACTGATATGGCTCAACTAACGCAACAACAATACGACGCTCTAAAGGCTAAAGGACTCGATGACGCTCGCATCCAAGCCGTGGCTCAAAGCAAAGGCTACACATTACCCAGCGCTGGTACGGGTGGGGTTTTTGGAGTAGTGAAGGGTGCCGCGAAGAACGTCGCAAGGACGGCTCTTGATGTTGGAAGTTTGGGCAACAAAATACAGCAAGGAGTCGCTAGCGTGGCTCGTGGTTTAGGGGCGTCGGTTTCTCCAAGTGCGGCAGGAGAGGTTGGGATATTTAACTCCTCTTCACCACAAGGGCAATCTGCCAGAACAGCTTTAGAGTCACAAGGGACTGCTGAAAGTATCGGTTCGGGTGCCGTCAATGTTGCACTCTTTTTTGTCCCTGGAGCCAAAACCACACAAGTAGCAGGTCGAGTAGTTAAAGGTACTGGTGAGGTGGTGTCGAAAGCGGGTATAGGAATATCAGCACAAGAAGCCCCGCTAGTTCAAATGTACAAAGCTCAAACACCCCTCTACGAGAGGATGTCTAATTTGTTGAAAGGTGAGAGATCAGCTCTAAAGCCTACATTAGCTAGAGAGACTGCTTTAAAGAAAGGTATCGCCGGCACAGAGGGAATGATAGGTGTTCAATCGCAAAGAGCGGCCACTAACTTATGGGGAAAGGTGATCGAACCAGCCCTCACTAAAAGCCCCACCAAAGTTAATATGTCAGAGTTTCTCGGGCAAGTTGCCAAAGAAGTTGATACGGTAACTGACCCTTCGCGTAGGAAGGCTCTACAGGAGGCGTTAGGTGCTCTTACCGATGACTTCAAGGATGTCGGGGAGATCTCTCTAACTCAACTCCAAAAATATAAAGAAGGGTGGGCTAAGTTTCTACCTGATAAGGTATACAGAGGTAAACCAATAGCAGGAGCCTTCAAAGAAGTGCAAAACCTAGCCGCGCAGTTGGCTCGGAATACGATATACAAAGAACTCGGCCCCGAAGTTAAAGTCGCCTACTTTGATTATGGGAATCTTAAGAACCTCCAGGAACTTGGAGAGAAAGCCCTCACCCAATCTAAACTCAAGGGCGGAGCAGGTACTTTCATTTCAGGTATCGCAGATATGGCGTTAACTCCCATTGCTACCGTAGGTGGACTCACTCTTTACAAGGCTGGTCAGGGACTGGAGTTTGTCGGTGGTGTAGGGATAAAGACCGTGCGCCAGCTATTTGGCCTCTAGGAACGAAGCCAACCGTACAACATGGAAACACACCAAAAAACAAGCCAAACCGAGAATACTCCTATCAGAAAATCTATCATTTCCTCACTATACCATGCCTACTAAACTAAGCAAGAAAGACCAAAGACTCCTCGATGTTGCCCAGAAAGGGGGTAACGACGCCACCCTTTTACTTCTTGACCTTATCCATGAGCTAGAGGATAAGATTGACTCCCTAGAAAAGGACAACTCGTTTGAAAACAAGGTAGAAAAGACCGCCCTACGTCTCGCTACTAAGCTCGTGCAACTCGATGATGGTAGAGATGGAAATGACGGTGAGAAAGGAGACAAAGGTGATAAAGGAGAGAAGGGAGAAACAGGAGCAAAAGGTGAGAAAGGCGATAAGGGGGAAAAGGGAGAGAACGGACTCGATGGTTCACCAGATAATGCCGTTGATATAAGAAACAAACTCGAAGCAGGGTTTCTCTCTGCTCCTGAAGATGACAAGCCTAAAATAGAAGTCATCGGTCATCTTCGAGAAGAGCTAGATGAACTTAAAAAACTTGCATCAGAGCGTCGTGGTGGTGGTACGTCAGCCATCGGTGTCGCACAAGCCTTTAAGTACATTGCTCACACTGAACAGCCATCGGGTCTAATTAACGGCTCAAACACCGTCTATACCGTGAAGAACCAGATATTCTGGGTCGCAGGATTTACCTTGAATGGTGAGCAAGTGGCACAACTCCCTAACTTCACTGTTTCAGGGAGGACAATCACCTTTGCCTCTGCACTACCAGCAAATTATTCGGGCAAAGACTTCGAGATTAAATATATTGGCGTATGATGAACTACATTATCGGCTCGGTTACTGTTTTAATCGCCATATTCTCGGGGTGGTACTTAAACCAGCAAGTTTTGGAGCAAAACTTCGGTGCTTTCTCTGACCCCTTCCTTTCAATCCAACTCGCAGGCTCTCCTGCAAATGGGTACATACTCCAAACCGACGGTACAAATAACTCATGGGTGCCCGCAACAGCAGGTGGAGGTGGTGGTGGAGGGACATGGGCAACCTCAACCTCACAAGTCGCGGGGAGACTCGTAAACTACCCCAACAACACGACTGACATTGTCCTTATCGGCGGCACAGCAACTACTACAGGAGCAACTGAATGGTGGTTCGACCCCAATACGAAAGAGTGGCTGGTACAAACCTCAAGCACTACCTTTAACGGTGGACAATTTAGGTTCAACGGCACCGCTTCAACCACAGCTCTCACCGCTACCTCGCTCTGTCTCACAGGGGATACCTGCATACAGACATGGCCTACGGGTGGAGGCGCAGCCTTCCCCTTCACCCCTACTTCGTGGGGCAACTCCACCACCACAGCGATAGGGTTTTTGAACGCGACGAACGGGATAATCGCTACCGCGTCTTCTACTTTTGCGTATCTCGGTACGGGAGCTGTAGGAGCTAACAATGGCCGTCTCTATAACTACGCGACTACCACCTACTCAACAGGGCTCACCTATTCAGGAGGCGCGGTAACGGTAAACACCTCGCAGAACATTGCTACGCTCTCAAACTTGACCTCTAACGGGCTTATTTACACGTCGGGTGGTGTGGGTACCCTGAACGTAGACTCGGGTGCGCTTGATGTTATTCGTGGAGGTACGGGACTGACTACCTTCGGTGGTACTGATACCGTGCTCTACACGACAGCAGCAGACACCCTCGCTTCAGAGGCAGCATTCTCCTACAGCGCGAGTGCGAACCGTCTTACCTTTGACTTCGGTTCAACCACCGCGCTCTCTATCTCGGGGGGTCTTAACATCCCTGCTAATAAAACAGTGTCTTCTCTCGGGGAGGTAACGATAGACGCCACGTCAGGGCAGTTACGATACTCGGATGGTGCATCGCAACTGGTGTATGCGGGCTTTGTTTCTCGTGTATCAGGATACTCAACCTCAACCGCTTGGACGGGTACTACAACCCAATATGTCGGGCCGTTTGCCGCAAACGTAACGGTTAAGCAAGCGTATTGCGACACGCCCACGGGAACCGTAGGTGTCTCTCTCTACGATGGTACGAACCGTGCAGACTTTATTACCGCTTCTTCAACGGTAGGGACGTTTAATTTCAGCACCAACAACACGTTCACAAAGGGCGAGAGTGTGCGAGTAGACTTCGGTACACCAGCCTCTTCGCCGACACAGGTAGTGTGTACGTTTAAGTTCGTGTACGACCCCGACTAAGTATGAAGCGTTGGCACCTCGCACTCCTCGGCTTACTCACCCTTGGGGGTGCGTATTTAGGAGCCGCCGACGTTCAAATTGCCCTTCTCCCCGATAACGAAAAGCTTGTTGCTCCCGTAGAGGAGATAATCGAATCACGAGTTATTCGTGGTGGCACCTTCTTCGACGACGCGCTCCAACAAGAAATCACAATCCCCGACATCGTTGAGTACGAGTACCTAGCCGAAACGCTCGACGCCTTTCCGAATGAAGATATTTCAAAGCGCACCGTTCACTCAATCACGCTCGAATTGGGTGGCCTTCGCAAAGTCCTTATCGACGAAGGGACACACCGAAAGCTCGACGCGCATGGTGTGTGGCGCGCTCTCAAAACCGCCACCACAACGCAACAGGCATACGACCTTCAGGCCGCACCCTCACCAATCGACGTAGCTTTTTCGTATCTTGGCACTCCCGCCCGAGCAGAGGTGCTTGATACCGGCCCAGGGACGGGCAACCAGACTTGGGCAATCCCATCAGACTGGAACAGCTCGAATAACACCGTCGAGTGCATCGGTTCAGGCGGCAGAGGTGCTGACGGTGTTCTTTCAACCCGTTCAGGTGGCGCAGGCGGTGGCGGTGCGTACGCGAAAATCACCAA